ACCCCAGTACCAGACGTCTGAGGCACTTGGGACACAAGGACGGGACTCTGACCTCCGCCGAGATACTCTGGTCGCTGTAATCGAGCGTCAGGGCTAACGACTCCGAAGTGGGCACGCACAATTTCGGTGTATCGAGTGCCGCCTCGAGCGTCGCGCTCATAGAGGCGTTGAATCTGGAACGCCTGCCGAAGTTGGTTGATAGTCGCCGCCGTAGCATTGCTGAGATCCGCATAGAGATTACCGGGAAGGGTTGAGCCGACGCCGGTAAAGGCGCCGCCGTAGTACGTGTAACCACTGGCGCCGGTGCCAATCGCGACATTGGGACCGACAGGGCCAGCGCCGGCGGCTGTCCCGACCATAATCATAGGCGTGTTGACCTGGCCACCAGGCAGGATGTTCGTCGCAGCCGTCCTTACCGTCGCCGCCGTGCCCAGAGGAAGCGTTACCGCTGTGCCTTTTTGCGCGAAAGGTAAGCAGCTGGTGAAATAGTCGTGACGTTTGCCCCGTCGAAGTAACTGGAATGTTGAGTCGGTATCAGGTCCATCCCCAAGGGGGACTGTGACGGAGTTCTGCAAGTTCTGGTCCCTAAACCATTCGTTCCAAATAAGGTTATAGGCGCGATGATGGAGAGAGTTAGCTGTGATGCTTGAGACCTGGGTTGGCAACCCGAAATAGTCGCTGAGAGAGCCAACAAGCCAGCCACCTGCGGGAGCCGTAACCTGTGGAACGAGGAAAGTAGTCGAATCGGTAGGATTCGCTTGCTCACCGTTGAACTTCTTCCAGTTGCTCCACACAAGCCGATTCGGAACGAAAAAGAAGAAGCTATTGAAGTAAGCATTGTCCATAACCGGCTTAATAGGGGTTGAAAGACGCGCGAACCCTGTCATCGACAGGTTGAAGGTATCGCCAGGCAGAACCTCATCCACGAAGACGGGCACGAGCCAACCAGCGTTGAGTGTCGTCTTAAAGCCATGAGAGCGGTCAAAGCTTGACCGAGGTATTTCCGCCTTCGGCACTTGGCTAAAAGCGTGTTTCATTACTGACGGCATTTTCATCTGTACTTCCCTCCGAAAAGGGGGGGCAACGCCCCCCCGGTTAGTTACTCAGTTGGAGTTGAGCCGCTAATTGCAGCAACGATTGCTGAGATTGAGCCAAGGTTTTGATGGGGGACGGACCCCAATTCGGCAGTTGCATCATTATAATAGCCAATATAGTAAAGCACGAAGTCATCAGGATACTTAGAAGGAGTAGATTGAACATCGCGAGACACATCCGCACAAATGCGGAAAGCCATAGCGTGATGGTTAGTATAGAAAGGCTGGCTATAAAGCCCAGACTTGGTATCGAGTAGTGAGTAAGCATTGTGTATCATTTTCCCTCGTCAAGGTCTCGCTTAAGTAGTTTGCCCTTCAATTGTTGGGCTTTCTCACGGACGGCGAGACGTTCGTCCGTGTTATCTTGTATAAACTGGTCTGTGTGACGATGGCGACGAGCGCGCGCCCCGGCTCTTCGAAAATCGTCGTTTCCCCAATCGTCGGCATTTCTATTTCGGAGTTTGTTCTTGTAGTAACGAGGTACGGGCACTTTTTTTCCATTAAGCACAAGGAAACAAGATGGGAACGCATCTGTTTCATATTTGGCGAACCAACCGTACCCAATACCGGGGCGAGTGGACATGATTGCGAATTCCGGATGCACACTGGCAATCTCCCCTGTGTGTAAATTGGGCCGGAGATAATAGTCCTCCGCGTGAGGTCCAGTGACCTTTTTAAGACAGTATCGGGCGACATAAGCGCCCGTAGCAGCTGTGACAGTACCGATTTCGGAGTGCCCATGTGGCCATATCTCCTCAAGAGTTTTTGACCTATACAGCAGATGCTCCGACGTAGACTTGCGCCAGACCTTTTTATCCGGGAAGTCATAGCCAAAGACGATGAGATGATAATGAGGACGGTCGCCCCGATCGCCGTATTCGCCGCAGGCGTAGAACCGGATTCGGTGAGGCTCGAGCTTCTTGCGCAGCCGCTTGATGAACAGCTGGAGGTCGCGAACCTGGAGCGAGTTGTCGGGCGGAAGGGATTCGTCACGATACGTGAGAGTGAGGAAGGAGCTTTCCGCATGGAGAGTCGCCTCATGTTGAATTCTGGTTCCCCAGTCGCGCGCTCGATCCATTCGACAGCCTATACAGCGCCCGCAGGGCACGGCGCTCGTTACCTGGGTGGACGACTTAGAGCGGGCGGCGACAAGAGCCCCATCGGGGCCCCTGAAGCCTTTTACTGGATGGTAGCAGGGCACGTCAGGCCCGGATGCCGCCGCGCATGGGAGTCGGGCCAACGTTTTTCCGGTGAGTGCGATCCGCCTTACGGGTGAAATCGCGCTTCGAGGCCCGCCGAGACATCTTTTTCCGCTTCATTTTATGCACCTTCCTATGTTCTGACCCCGTTCGAGGGTGAAACGGTGTCAGTTAGATCATTTAAGAACGAGTAAGGCAAATGATCTACAGACGCTCGGCCGCCGGCGTCGAGCCGGCGGCCTCGCCAGCCGCCCCGGCGGGACGAGGGGACGCTTCGGGGGGCGGAGAGGGAGGGCGTTGGAAAACGCCCATTTCAGTGAGGTACTCGCGCTCGTCAGGATTTTGGAGCGCCTCGAGGAATAACGCAGGGTCGTTATCATATTTTTTGCGCATAAGCGCCGGTAGAGTTTCGAAGGCTTCTTGAGCCTGCTGAAGTATATTGAGAGATTCTTGATAATCAAGTTGATTTGGAAGATCAGTGTAAGATGCAGCTTGCTCATTGATGTGATTTATTTGACCTGTTTTTGTAAATTGATAGATTATATTATTTATGTCGCATGCTTCTGCATCAGATTGTTTAGTAATTAGTTCTCCTTGAGGATTTTCCTTAGTATAGAGTGGAGTATGATTGTAGAGAGAGGCAGGGAAGAAGCCTTCAAGTTGAGATTTAGACATGACATTTACCTTCGGTAAGAGGCATTCGAGAAGAAAGAGGCTACGCTACGCTTCGCTTCGCTTTCGAAGGGGCTGCGCCCCTTCACCCCCGCTAGAAGGCAGGGATTGAGTCCATACCGGCGTCTCGGTAGCCGTTGCCGAGAGCCTTCATTTTTTGATTTATCAGATCGTGAACGGAGATTGACGGAGGGACCTTGCTGCCTGGATTCCCTGGTGTGAAGGAAGTGGTTGAAGGGGACCACCACTCACTGATTACATTTTTGATGGCAGAGCCGAGTTTTTGCGCCTGGTCCGACCAGACAGAGTCGGAACCTGGCGCGGCCTTGCCCGCTTCGTCCACGAAGTATTTTTGATTTGCAGAGGCGGCGCCATCAGGCGCCGGGAAGGTCTTTTGAAACCACGTCCCAACATCGCCAATCACTTTCTTGGCGACGTTCGGATTCGTTATGGGGCCGGAAGGCCCGAGAGACTTGTTGTTCGTGTCGGCATCGATGTTGGCGATTTCCGCCTTTTGACGAGCCAGGCCCATGCTGATCTGCGCGGCCTGGAAGGCGTTCGACACGGCAGGAGACAGGACATCGGCCATACGCGCCGAATTGCCCTGGGCGAGCCCTACAGTGGCATTGCCGGAGCTGCCCGCAGAAGCCTGCACCGGACTGATGGAAGCCGTCCCAGAGGACGCCGTAGCCCCGCTGGGAGTGGACGCGCCACCGGTACCAGCCGAGAGGATCGGGTTGAGCCCCGCTTTTCTCATGTCCGCGACCGCACGCTGATACGCGGTAGAAGACATTTGAGTTTCGTAATCCCGTTGAGTGGCAGCCTCCTGAGAGTTGAAAGCCTGGCTTTTCATAAGCTCGGCGTCATTAAACGCCATAGCCGTGTTCATTGATCCGGTATTATACGTCTGTTGACCGGCCACCTGTTGAGCCGTGAAGTCTCGAGCAACTTGAGCCTGGCTCGAGTTAAAAGCCATTTGCTCGTTCAGGAAGGTTTGATTCGCCACGTTGTTTAGGAGCGCCTGTTGCGCGTTCGCAGCGTTCGACTGTTGACCACCGAGAAGCGATGCGCCCCCCGAGATCAGGCCCCCCAAGATGGGGACCAGGCTGAGCGGATCCATCAGAAGTGATCGATCATGCCAGGCACGCCATAGACCGGCATCGGCCTGGCGCAGCGGAGCGAGAAGTAAAAGTCCGCTATGAAGTTTGGCTCGGACGGTACAGCAACAACCCGTGCGAATGGAGGATTGTCGACGATGAACGCAGGGTTGAGAAGAGGTCGAGTTGAGCCGAAGTCTTGAGAAAGGTGCCAGGTATCGAGTGGCGTAGCGTAATTCGATCGAAACTGGCCAGTGATGGCCGAAGGCTTGTAGCGATATTCTGCATATCGCTCCTGATAGCCGAAGACGGTCGAATCGCCCGCTGTGCCGTCGCAATAGATTTCACTTGAGGTCACTGCCTGTTCGCCGATGTGGGAGAGGGCTGGCCAGTAGAAGTCAAATCGGGATTGCCGTTGCCACATGCGGTTAAGACCTCGTTGATAGGTGAGGTCAGCTCGAACGGAAACCATTCCGATGATGACGCCGTGCTCGGTGAAGGCCTTAGAGAAACCGTGGCCGTGCAAGGTGGAAGTTCCGAAAGCGCCGAGGTTGCCCAAAGGTGTAGTTCCGCCTGTAACCCCAGTACCAGACGTCTGAGGCACTTGGGACACAAGGACGGGACTCTGACCTCCGCCGAGATACTCTGGTCGCTGTAATCGAGCGTCAGGGCTAACGACTCCGAAGTGGGCACGCACAATTTCGGTGTATCGAGTGCCGCCTCGAGCGTCGCGCTCATAGAGGCGTTGAATCTGGAACGCCTGCCGAAGTTGGTTGATAGTCGCCGCCGTAGCATTGCTGAGATC